TAGTGATAATGGGAGCACAGGGGCTTTGCAAGCCTTTAGTCGGGGTTCGATCCCCCGTCGGTCCACCATGAATAATGCGCCTTTAGCTCAACTGGATAGAGTACTTGGCTACGAACCAAGAGGTTGGAGATTCGAATTCTTCAAGGCGCGCCAGTTTGGAAGTGTGGCAGAGTTTGGTTTATTGCACCGGTCTTGAAAACCGACGATCCTGAAAAGGGTCCGTGAGTTCGAATCTCACCGCTTCCACCAATTTTAGGATCAATTCAGCATTCACGGCCTTAGGCCACTTTTATTTGGAAAAAGCAAAATGATCCTGTTGTATAACTAGTAAAGGAGAGCAACATGCCAAGTGTATTCTTAGTAAGCGATACGCACTTCGGACACGCTGGTGTGTGCCGATTCTTGCGTGCAGATGGTAGTAAACTTCGTCCTTGGGATACTCCCGAAGAAATGGACGAAGCTATGGTAAAGATGTGGAACGAAACAGTGAAGCCAAACGATAAGGTTTATCACCTTGGTGACGTTGTTATTAATCGTAAAGCATTGAGTACTTTAAGTAGACTTAACGGAGATAAAGTTCTGATCAAGGGTAACCATGATATCTTTAAGTTAGAGGATTACACAAAGCACTTTAGAGATATCCGCGGCTATCATGTGATGAACAACATGATCCTGAGCCATGTTCCTGTACACCCTGATTCTAAGGGCAGGTTCGCTGCTAACATTCACGGTCACTTACACAGTAACCGAATAATGGTTAGTAAGCACGCCGGTGCAACGCCGGTGATTGATAGTTGGTACCTCAACGTTTCTGTTGAGCAAATCGACTTCAAGCCAATCCTCTTCGAGGATGCTGTTAGAAGGCTCAAGGAACAGTTCGAATTTGCGGCATAGACTAGACGTATGCGCCGGATGATCGTAACCGGCACTCTTCTTAATAGGGGGCTTTATGTCAGATGAATTTTCGAAAGTGCATCACTCTAAGCGTTTGTTCGACGAGCAAACTAAGATTAAAAAGCAATGCCGAATAGCTAAAGAATTTGGTATGCCAGTAAAGGAACCTCATAAACTTCATAAGCGCCATGCGTTAAATTGTGGTAATCCCAATTGCGTAATGTGCATGAACCCACGTAAAGCATGGGGAGAGAAGACAATTCAAGAGAAGAAATTTCTTCAAAAAGAAAGAGATATCGAGAGTGGGCAGGATGGTAATGCAGCGGATTGCTAATCCGTAGATTTACGAAAGTAGGTCACAGGGTTCGACTCCCTGACTCTCGGCCAGATTTTATGCCTCGGTAGTTTAATGGTAGAACGCCGGTCTTATACACCGTTTATCGCCAGATTAGCGAGTAGTGAAGGTTCGAATCCTTCCCGAGGTACCAATGCAACTGTAGCTGATGTGGTCATAGCAGGCGCCTGAAGAGCGTCGGAAACAGGTTCGATTCCTGTCGGTTGCACCAATGTACAGGTGGCAGAGCGGCCCATTGCAACGGATTGCAAATCCGTAAAACCGTCGGTTCAAATCCGACCCTGTACTCCAAATAATTTTTAGTGTATAATTAGCATATGCCCAGGTGACGGAATTGGTATACGTACTGGTCTTAGAAACCAGGTTCTGAGGGTTCGAGTCCCTCCTTGGGCACCAATGGAGTTGTTAGTGTAGTGGTCTGCACCTCTCGCTGTGACCGAGATAGTATGAGTTCGATCCTCATACAACTCCCCAAATTTTACGCCTCGTTAGCTCAGCGGTAGAGCAGCGCCCTTACAAGGCGACGGTCGGCAGTTCAATCCTGTCACGAGGTACCATACCCAATTAGCTCAGTGGTAGAGCAATCGCTTGATAAGCGATAGGTGAGTGGATCGTTACCACTATTGGGTACCAATAACGCGCCTATGGTGAAATAGGTAGACACAGGAGACTTAAAATCTCCCGCTTCGGCGTGCTGGTTCGAGTCCGGCTAGGCGCACCAACATTCTCGCGGTGGTCTAATGGATAAGGCAACACTCTTCTAAAGTGTCCGATGGGGGTTCGAGTCCCTCCCGCGAGGCCATATCAAAATGTTAACAAAAGTTAACAAAAAATAACGGTGTACATTAATTCGTCCTTTTGATATAATATTACTATCAGGTGAACAAAAGGAGAATGAAATGGCTAGGAAATCTAAGTATCAGGATGTAGTCTCGTATGTCGATGGCGTAAAGATCACGATGTGTGCAGCTCGCATGCCTCGTAAAGTTGAAAAGACTTATGACATCTCGAAGTCTCGCTACACAGCATGGCATCAAGGTGTAACGAATTATGTACGTGGTACTCGTGGATGTTTAGGTACGATTAGCGGTGTACAATAATTCGTGGTTAGTGTATAATCTACTATCGATTGAACAAAAGGATAAATTATGAAACGTACTGATGCTTACTTGTGTACCCTTGACGTTAACTCTGTTACGGATATGCAAATGCTTGAAGTGATTCGTAAGACTGTTAGCATTTCTAACAAGTATACTACCACTAAAAAGCGTGTAAGTCTTCGTGGTCGTAAGCCTGAACAAAAGTTTTTCAAGTTACGTACTGGTAACTTTGTAAGTTACGACTGGGCCGGCAACATCGTCGGTGGTATTAAGAATGCTACGAAGTTGGATGTATACATTCATGATCGTAGGAACTAAGAATCCCGTTACCATTTTTCGTTAAAATGGCGCTTGATTAGCGATAGAGATCCGGTGGCAGAAAACCGTTAGCGAGGCAACCCCTCAGACTCTGATAGGCAGTTATCTTTCTGCACACAGGTACCCAGACAAAAAAGACGGACAGAGTAACAGCTCAGTCTGGGGCTTGTGTGGAAACAAGTAGCCTGACACTAACACTAAAACGGAAATGAACGATCCGTCTCTGAAAAGAGTTTAACAAGGGTTTGATGTGGCAATGACTTCTGCATCATGTAATAGTCGATTCCTTGTTAGTTTTTATGCACCATTCGTCTATCGGTTAGGACATCTGGTTTTCATCCAGGCAAGAGCGGTTCGATTCCGCTATGGTGTACCATAAGAAACTACATTAGCTCGCACCATGAAGGCGACAGGAATTTATTCCGGCCACGGCGGTAGACGATAGTGTAGTTCCTTATGGTAGCAATTGTTAAGTGTTATCAAGGTATCGTCATAGGACGCTATGACTATGCGGGTTCAATCGGCCGGAGACGAATCCTGATATAACTGCATCGGCTTTGTCAAGTTAGCTACTTCACGACTAAATTTGCACGATAACACTTAACAATTGCTACCTTTGGAGGTCTTGATGCTATGGCGTGTGCATCCCCGGACTGTAAATCCGGTCCCTCGTGGTAAACATTCGCGGTTCGACTCCGTGGACCTCCACCACATTTTTATGGGCTGATAGCTTAATGGTAAAGCAGTCGACTCATAATCGATTGAGTGAGAGTTCAATTCTCTCTCAGCCCACCAGTTTTGGTCTTAAAGTGTTCATGGACGCACGCTGGCTTGTCACGCCAGAAGAGTGGGGATCGTTACCCCCTAAGACCGCCAAGTTTTAGGATGTTTGCAGCAACAAAAATGCATACAACTTGTAATTGTAAACCGCAAAAGACATCCTGTTGTTTTTGGGAGTATAGCTCAGAGGAAGAGCAGTAGACTTTTAATCTATTGGTCGAGGGTTCGATCCCCTCTGCTCCTACCAGAATGGTGATGTGGCGTAGAAGGATGCGCACCGCCCTCATAAGGCGAGGAGGAAGGATCGATACCTTCCATCACCACCATATATAATTTATGCCGGATTAGCTCAGTGGTAGAGCAACCGCCTTGTAAGCGGTAGGTCGTCAGTTCAATCCCGACATCCGGCACCAGACAATTCCAGTGTAGCACAGCGGTAGTGCAGTTGACTGTTAATCAATTGGTCGTAGGTTCGATCCCTGCCACTGGAGCCAATTACGGAGTATAGCACAGCCTGGTAGTGCGCATGCTTTGGGAGCATGAGGTCGTAGGTTCGATCCCTACTACTCCGACCAATATAATGGAGCTATTATGCAACCGCGTTTTATGAATCGTATTGATCTTTTCCCAACGCCAGTGTGGTGTTATGAGTTTCCAAACTTCAAAGATGAGAAAGAAGCGATACTACAATACGTCGATCGAGACGAAATGTATTTCATAAAAGCAGAGCGTAATGGTCTTCAAGTAACTGAAGGAAATCTGCATGACAAAACACTTCATCCTCAACTGAGTAAAGTCACTGACTTCTTTCAAACATGTTTTGAAGATGTAATGGATAAATGTGGTTATGCAAAAGACATAGGTATCACAGCGATGTGGGCTACTCGGCAAAAGCAAATGGGTTTTCACCACGATCACATACATACCAATTCATTTCTTGCTGGCGTACTATATGTAAATGATGTTGATAAGAATGCTCAAGGAACTCTGTTTAAGAATCCTGCTGTTGGTTACCAAGTGATTGAGCCTAGACTTAATCGTGATAAGTCGCAGTTCTTTAAGTCGGAAGCTCCTATGCCTTTTGTTTCTGGCATGGCATTGATATTCCCGTCATGGGCTTTGCATGCTACGCCGATGAATGACAGTACAAGTAGATTAGTGTTTGCTTCTAATTGTATGCCGATTGGTAGATCAAATGCAGACCATTATCATCAATATGATTTTCCAAATCCCAAGGACTTTGGGTTTTTACAATTGAGCGAAGACGTGAAAGCTGGTTATCTACGATAAATACAAAGACAATCGCAGAGTATGGAAGTGGTCATCCGCTTGGTCTCATAAGCCAAGAACCGCAGGTTCGAATCCTGCCTCTGCAACCAACACGCTGTTATAGCTCTAGTGGTAGAGCGCATCCTTGGTAAGGATGAGGTCGCTGGTTCGAATCCTGCTAACAGCACCACGAGGAACGACTATGGTAGCAAAGAATGATATAACCGGTGATAGCATTAAGACAAAGGCTACATCAAAAGCATATTCAGATAACTACGATCTCATCTGGGGTAAGAAGACTCCACAACAAAAAGATGATGCAATCGCAGAAGATGAAGCGTTTAAAATGATCAAAAACGAGTACCAAGATATTCTAAGCACAGAAGAATGTGTTGAAGAAGCTCTTGAAAAACTTGCAGAAGAACGTCTTACAGATCTATTTGTCAGAACTAATAATCGCGTTTAGTGTATAATAAACAATATCTCGCTGGTGTAATGGCAGCATCACAGTCTCCAAAACTGTTGGTCGGGGTTCGAGTCCCTGGCGGGATGCCAAAGGAAATTTATGACTATTGAACAGGCAGCTGTGTTTCTTTCAGCAAGCATTTTGTTATCAATTGGAGCTATTGTACTAATAGCTATGATAGTGATCGTTAACAACATCTTCCACAAATATTGGAAGCCAATCACAATTCTAAGATTCTTAGAATATCCACCAACACACATGGGGACACATGATGGTATTGAGAACGCGAGAAGTGGTGATACGAAACCAGTGTCAATGCAAAAAGTGCGGTGATATAATTGAAAGCAAATATCGCCATGATTTTGTGAGATGCAAGTGTGGCGCAATTTCTACTGACGGAGGTAAATCTTACATTCGTCGTAGTGCAAACGACTTCGATGACATTATAGATATGTCAGAGACCTATGAAGAAGAGTACGAAGCAGATTGGTAAACAATGCGGGTATGGTGCTAATGGTAACACGAGACCTTGCCAAGGTTTAGTTGCGAGTTCGATCCTCGCTACCCGCTCCAACTAAAGGTGACATATGATTGATTGCATGGTAATTGGCGATAGTATCGCTGTAGGTGTATCAATGGTGAGAAAAGAATGTGTAAGTTACTCACGTGGTGGATGGAATTCTTGGCAGTGGAATAAAGACTACCTAGATAAAGCATCAACTAATTCTTTTGAGACCATCATCATTAGTCTTGGTGCTAATGATCACAAAGGTGTAAAGACCGAAGCTGAACTACGTAAGATGAGAGCAGCTATTAAAGGTAAGAAAGTATTCTGGATTAGTCCGGGCATGGAAAGAAAGCCGGTACCTCAAGAAGCAATTGAAAAGATTGCAAAGGAGTATGGTGATGTGGTACTTCCTAGACCGAAGGCACACATGAGTGCCGATGGTGTTCATCCTACCATGACTGGCTATAGAGAATTGGCAACACAAACGAAATAGGCGGGTATAGTGTTTAACGGTTAGCACGTAAGTCTTCCAAACTTGAAGTGAGGAGTTCGAATCTCCCTACCCGCTCCACTATAAGAGGTAAATAAAATGAAGCGTATCGATATCGATGAAGTGAGAACTTACATCGAAGCACAAAGTCCAGAAACAAGGATCTACATTGGAGGAGACTCTGAAAGATTTGTAATTGGTAAAGACTGGTACGCGGATTATACACTCGCGGTTGTTGTACATATTGACGGCAAGCACGGATGTAAGATCTTTGGAGAAGTTCATCGCGAGCGCGATTACGATCAAAAGAAAAATCGTCCTCGCATGCGCCTAATGAATGAAGTATATAAGATCGCGGAATTATATCAAAAGCTGCATGATGTTTTGGAAGATCGAGATGTGGAAATCCACCTTGACATCAACCCAAATGAAATGCATGGCTCAAGTTGTGTAATCAATGAAGCTGTTGGATATATTCGTGGTATGTGTAATGTAGTACCTATGGTTAAACCAAAAGCGTTTGCCGCATCTTATTGCGCTGATCGTTTAAAGGAAATTATAGCACATCAAAAGGCAGCTTAATATGACAGAACAAATTAAACATCCTACGTTCAAAGAACAATGGAAGGCGAAGAAAGTAGTTAAGAAAGCGAAAAAGATCGCCATCAAGAAATTGATTGATGACGGGATGCCCGAAACTACAGCTCGCCATCTTGTAAAGAAAGCATCTGAAAAGTATTTTACTAACTTTAGAGACTTCAAAAAATCTAAAGAAGGTGTACAAGAAAAGGTAGAAGTGGTAGAATAATATTTAGTTTGGGATGAGTACAGCATATACAAATATACGTACTAAAGAACTACCTACAATGGAGGGACCGTCGTAAGGCGTATTTTCGTAGGTTAGGCAATGAAGCCGAAATAAATAATGACGCTGGAAAGACAGTAAAGATGATGGTAATCCATTAGGGTTTGTGCGGTTCAATTGCGCACCTGTTAGAGTAAACAGAAAATCACAGAACAATCATCCCGATTTTTTAAGGTAATAGGATAGGTTCAGCAACACCACAACTTAACGCCCTGTGCGTTAAATTAAAGGAGGTCGGGCTCGCCCGACGATGAGAGTTTCGAATTTCTCTCATCCGGCTTCGATTCCGGAAGAATAAAAAGTAGGAAACTATCCTGCTGATTAAAGGTTAAGTTCAGCAATATAAAAATCAAACTGAAAATTTGAAAAAGTTTAACCTGTTGAAAGTGAGAACAATTATGAATACATTTGTAGAAGCCGTTAAAAATCAAGAAGCACGTACTGAGAACGGCATGCGTGCACGTAAGTCTACCGCTAATGCGTGCGTAGATTTGTTTTTCAAGATTGGTGCAAGTCGTGGTAAAGATATCACAAAAGACTTCGCTGCAGCATATGCTGAGGACAGCGAGACTGCACTGCGTATTGCAGCATGGGCACGTGATGTCCGTGGTGGCGCGGGCGAGCGTGAACTCTTCCGTCAAATCTTGAAGTATCTAGAGAAGCACTCTATTGACGACGATATCCGTCTAATGCATAAAGCTCCAGAGCTTGGTCGTTGGGATGACGTCTTAGTATTTGAGTCCCCATTGCTCAAGCAACTTGCTTTTGAGATGGTGGGTCGTGCTCTAAAAGAAGACAATGGTCTTGCAGCTAAATGGATGCCTCGTAAAGGTGAACTAGCAGCACAGATGCGAGACTACTTCGGTTGGACTCCTAAGTACTACCGTAAGCGTTTGGTTGAATTAACCAACGTTGTTGAACAGAAGATGTGTGCAGGTAAATGGGATGAGATCAACTTCAGCCATGTTCCTTCCGTAGCTTCGGCTCGATACAAGAAAGCTTTTCACAAGAATGCAACTGAAGCGTACAGTGCTTACGTTGCAGAATTGGTGAAGGATCCTAAAGACCGTACTATGGACGTAAAGGTTAACGCCGGAGCAGTATATCCATACGATGTTTTGAAAGGCGTAATTAGCCGCTATGGTACTATTGACTACAATAAGACTGAACTAGATCTGGTTGTATCTCAGTGGAATGCGCTAGAGAACTTTATTGGTGATGCTAACGTCCTAGCTCTGGTTGATGTATCTGGTTCCATGACTTGCCCAGCTGGTGGTTATGGTTCTAAGAGCCAAGTATCTTGTCTCGATGTTGCAGTGTCGTTAGGCTTGTACGTTGCAGACAAGAACAAGGGTAAGTTCAAAGATACATTCCTGACTTTCTCTGGTACTCCAGAACTTCTGCACCTGAAAGGTAACGTTGTTCAAAAGGCTGAACAGATGTCGAAGTCTAACTGGGCGATGAATACCGATCTTGTTAAAGCAATGAAGAAGATCCTTGATGTAGCAGTCAAGAGTAATGTTCCTCAAGAGGAAATGCCAGAGATGCTTCTGATCATGTCGGATATGCAGTTCGATCAATGCGCACGCTTTGATGACTCTGCAATGGAAATGATTCGTCGCAAGTTCAAAGGTGCTGGATACGAACTTCCAAAGATCGTGTTCTGGAATCTAAACGTTAGTGACAATGTTCCTGTGAAGTATGATACTCGTGGCGTAGCTCTTGTATCTGGCTTCAGCCCAGCAATCATGAAGGCAGTACTGTCGGCTGACACTGAACAGTTTACTCCTGAAGCGATTATGTGGAAAGCAATTGGAAACGATCGCTACGCAGTCTAAGGAAACTTAGAAAAACACAAAGGGACCTTCGGGTCCCTTTGTTCATTGTGGTCTGCTTGGCAAGTGATTACATTCTCTACATGGGGTTCTGGGTACGTTCCCAGCGCCACAGACCTTACATTCTTCCTGTAGCATATGCCCTCCTAATTAGATATTTATTAGTCCGTCAGGAGGGCCTACAAGCCTCTCGATCTAGAACCCGAGGGTTTCTACCCTCCCGACACGTCCTGAGGGCACCTGAGGGCCTCCAGAAGATGATAATGATTATCATTTAGGCTAAAAAAAGCCGCATAAAGCCCTGTACAATAATTCGTCAATTAGATATAATTCTACTATCAGGTGAATAAATTGAAAGGAAAATTATGAAGCTCGATATCGTAACCTTGTCCAAGATGGACGACACTGAACTCCGTAGCTTGAATGCTCAGATCGTAGCGATCATCAAGGGACGTAGTAAAGCTAAATGTGTGGCTGCGGCCCAGATGTTTAATGTCGGTTCTAAGGTTACCTTCATGGGTAAGCGTGGACTGTGCACTGGCACTGTAACAAAGGTGAAAGTCAAAATGGTTGAAGTTGACTGTGGTCCTCAAGGACGCTGGAATGTTGCAGGTTCGCTGCTTCGCCCTGTACAATAATTCGTACTTGGTGTATAATCTACTATCGATTGAATAAGGATAGATCATGGAAGAATTCAAAAGCTGGGAAGAATTGTCGGTGCTTGAGCAGTATGCTTGTCAGTACTGGGATATGCACAAAGATGCATACGGTTTTCGTCCTCGTGGTGTAGACACTTCCACCTGGACTGAAGCAGACTTCGAAGCTGAGTTTGCTTCGCTCGGCAGGGTTATTGAGCGTGAAGAAATTGCTCGCAAAGAAGCAGAAGCAGAGGCGATCAAAAAGTTCGAGCAACACGTTATCAACACCATTTGCATGGGTGCTCGCGAGCGTGAAACAGCACTTCGCTGGATCATGGATGCTAGCAGCGCCGATGGCGATTGGGAGTACTTCTGTTTTCTTAATGGTCTTCCCTACGGTTACTTCGACAAGGAGGTTGTAAATGGCTAAGCTTAAGGATGCATTAATCGGTATTGAAGAACTCATTCTCAAGGGTTATACTGCAGATGAGGTATCTCGTATGACAGGAATGCCTTTGAAGTGGTGTATTGAAATTGAAGATCGATACATGGGTCTTGAGCAAGAACTTTGTTATGCTGTGCATAGTTATGACAATCAATGAATTTGAATTCTAAAACCCTGTACACAAAATGCGGGTTTTGGTATAATGTATCTCTGAGGAAAAACAATGATAGAATGTGTATGTCCTGTATGTAATGGTTCTGGTCGAAAACCGGCCGGTGACTATAAGTACAAGAACGTAATTGCTGGTTACGATAAAGAAACAGATACGCTACAGTGCGATAACTGTGGTGGTCAAAGAATGTATGGTAGACCTACTGGTAAAACCCGTGCACGTGCTGATGGCACTCCTTGTGTTCATGAGTACACTTCACAAAATCTAGGCCGATGCTACAATCGGTATACATGTAAACACTGCGAATATGCATATGATATCGACTCGTCAGATTGAATATAATAGTCGAGCTTCCGTGCTTGATTCCTATGGTCGTCGTATCGATACTGTTAGAATTCGTCTTAAGGAAGCACATAGTCAATGGGCTATTGATTGGTTTACACAATTAGAGCAACAACTCCTGCGCCGTATGGAGTATCTCATGTACAAGGCGAATAATGATTAGATGGATCGAGAACGTAGCTCGTGATGATGTTAAGAATGGTTGGCATTCCGATATGGGTGCCAACGCATTGCTCATTCAAATCGGTGATCCGGGTTCTGAGTTTCCAGTTCCTAAGAAAGAATTCAAAGTGATCGTTCACTTCGAGTTCCTTGATGCTGAAGACGAAGATGGGTTCCCTGACGAGTGTAAGATCTCAGACGTAGATGCGGCTGCAATCGTAGAGTGGTTGAAGTACGCTCTTGAAAATAGTATGAACGTGTTGGTTCACTGTCATGCTGGCATTTGTCGTAGTGGTGCTGTAGTTGAAGTTGGATCGATGATGGGGTTTACTCCCACTGAACGCTTCCGTCAGCCTAATCTACGAGTCAAACATAAGATGATGAAATACTTAGGATGGTCATATGACAATACAAATTAGTATGCATCGAGATGATTTGGAAGAAATCCTCAATATCGTCGATCAACTTAATCCTTCAAATGACACACGTCTTGCTGCAGGAATGGTTACTATTACGTGTGACAATTCATCTGGAATTGGATCCGTCATAGAGATGGAAGTGCCTGTAGATATAAATGGACTATATGGAACATTTAAGAAAACAATCGTAGATGAAAGTAACTGGTAATGAAAATCGCAATTTGCTCAGACGTACACTTAGAGTTTGGACAACTTGAATTAAAGAATACCGAAGGTGCCGAAGTGCTTATCCTCGGTGGTGATATTCTAGTTGCTGAAGATCTTAATCGTCATCCTGGTGATTCAGGTCCGTATGCGGCCATGAATAGTCATAGATATATTAATGCTCAGCGTTATCGAGACTTCCTTGATATGGTGAACTATGAGTTTCCCAATGTCATCTATCTTGCCGGCAATCATGAATTCTATGGTGGTAAGTGGAACAAGACGCTTGAAGTTCTTCGTAGTTATATGGAGAACTATAAGAACATTCACTTCCTTGAGAGGGATTGCTTGACAGTGAACGATGTTACGTTTATTGGTGGTACTCTGTGGACAGACATGAATGATAATGATCCACTTACTTTACACTCTGTTCGTGATATGATGAACGACTATCGCGAAATTACGTTTGACGACAAGGATGGTGGATACTACCATAAACTACGTCCTACGAATACTGTCAGTCGTCATGTACAAACTCGTGGATATATTCGCAGCGTTATTGAGGGTAACCATGATAAGAAGTATGTAGTGTGTACACATCATGCTCCAAGCTTTGCTAGTATTCCGCCAGAGTATCGTGGTCAACATCTAATGAATGGAGCATATGCTTCTAAGCTTGAAGAGTTTATCCTTGATCATCCACAAATCAAATTATGGACTCACGGTCATACTCATGACCCTTGGGATTATATGATTGGTGATACACGCGTCTTTTGCAATCCTCGTGGTTATAAAGGATATGAGGTATCTGCAAATGATTTTGTACTAAAATACGTAGATGTAGTATAATTACTATAGATGGAGATTGTTATGTATACTGAAGAACAGTATGAAGTATTTGCAAAAGAAATGCATGAAAAATTTCCCGAGATGTTTGAAAATGCTTATGGTGGATTTGCATGCGGTCCAGGCTGGTGGCCTATACTTAGGTCTCTGTGTCATAACATTCAGTCACACATTGATTGGAAGAACGAACAGCGTGACAAGTTTGGCCGAGGGAATGGTTGCACTCAAATAACTGTTGCGCAAATCAAAGAAAAGTTTGGAGGTCTTCGCTTCTATTATGATGGTGGCGATGATATGATCGATGGTATGGTGCGCATGGCTGAAGCTTGGGCTGGACACTCATGCGAAGAGTGTGGTGCACCGGGTAAACAACGTGGCGGCGGATGGATTAGAACTCTATGCGATAAGCACAAATCTGAACGACAACTTAGAATGACGAGGTATGAAGATGAAGACGACTTCCCTACCAGTGGAGTTTGATGAAAAAACAGGGGACTACTACATCCAGTTCTCTGACGAGATGCTTGAAGAAGTCGGCTGGAAAGAAGGCGACACTATCGAGTGGATCGACAATAAGGATGGATCTTGGACTATGAGGAAACGTGAAAATGCCAAAGTTTAAACTGCAGTGTATGCATGAAAATATGCGTGGAGAAATAACCTCTACATCTACTCTTGAATTTGAAGAAGAGTTTCTTAGTGATGTCGTAGAAAACTTTCAAATGTTTCTACGAGGATGTGGTTATTACTTCGATGGAAATCTTGACTTCGTTAAAGAAGATACTATGTTTGAAGATAAAGACTATGACTTCGAACCTCTCGAAGATGCGATTAAACGTATGCGAGAAGATGCGCGCGCACGGAAATTAGCAGAACAATCTGACTGTGTATAATGATTCACCTCGATATGAAGTTGATTCGCTATCGAGGCGGTGAGGATAGTGACTACGTTTACTTTTGGACTGTAAACGAAAATGGCATGGAAGTACATGCTAGTCCAATGTTTATTTGCGAAGAAGATGCCATTCGGTGGATTAACAACTTTAATAACGAGGTGGACAAATGTATGTCAAAATTGGGCCGTACGTAAATTGGTTTGGTCCTTATCAGGTTGCTGATAAGATATTCTTTTGGGTAGACAACTATCCTGAGCTTAAAGATCCTACTGGTAAACTAGAAGAGCGTTGGGATTATAAGGCCAAAGATTGGCTCGGCGAATTCCTTGCTCACGGGTTTGAAAAAGAAAAGCCAGAAAACGATGTCTTTCGACGTCGACGCCGTGAGCGCCATCACACTTGGTTCTATAAACTTTTGTCTTGGATCCACTCTAAGCAAAAGCGTACAATGATCATCAAACTTGATCGTTGGGATTCTTGGAATGTAGATGGTACTCTATCACCTATCATACTTCCTTTGCTCAAGCAACTTAAATCGCATAAGCATGGTTCTGGAATGGTAGATCTTGAAGATGTACCTGAACACCTTCGTTATACTCAAACAGAAGATTACGATTCGCAATTAGTATTTGACTTCTATGAAAAAGAAGATACTAGTAAGCTTAATGTAGATGTGCATGTGCGTTGGGATTGGGTTCTCGACGAAATGATCTGGACGTTTGAGCAACTTCAACCAGACTATGATTGGGAAGACCAATATTCAACTGGAGAGATTGATTGGTTATCGGTTCCATGTGAATGGCATGAAAATGGTAAGCCAAAACTATTTAGAATGGAAGAAGGACCAGAGCATACCTACAAGACTGATTGGACAGCGCGTGAAAAGCATCAAGAAAGAATCAATAACGGTCTTCGTTTATTTGGAAAGTACTATCAAAATCTATGGGACTAACATGGACGATATTCAAAAGCGTATTAATGAACTTGAAAGAAAAGTAAGCTTGCTTGAGAAGCGCGCTAGTGAACTCGAGCAAGCAAATAGAATGCATCACCCATTTCAGCCTATCAATCCTCCTGCACCTTATACTCCTCAGTGGGTTATACCAAATGCATGTAGCGTATGTGGATTAGAATTCAAAGGTGCTATGGGATATGTTTGTACTAATTCTAAATGCCCCACAGCAATTGCGTGCTAGCCCTGTACATTAATTCGTAACTGTGGTATAATTAATTATGAAGATCTATCTTGACCTCGACGGTGTACTTGCTAATTTTGATAAGCGATACGAAGAACTCTTTGGCGTAAGACCTAAAGAAACTCGTCAACGCCGTCGTCACTTCTGGAATAACTGGGAAACGTTTATCAATGGTAAGAATTTTGAAACACTTGATCTAATGCCAGATGCTACAGAATTACTTGTTGTGGTAGAATCTCTTAAGGTGCCGATTGAAATCCTAACGTCTTCAGGTGGTCATCAATACCACGAAGAAGTAAAGCAACAAAAGATCAATTGGCTTAAAAACAAAGGCATACCTTATAAACCTAATGTAGTGCCAGGTGGTGTAAAGAAAGCAGAGTTTGCAGCACCTTGGAATATACTCATCGATGATACTGAGAAAGTTATCGAAGCGTATCGTAAAGCAGGCGGTACCGCAATCCTGCATAAGAACGTAGCAGAAACTATCTCTGCATTATATAAACTACATTTGGAGTGGCAAAACGGTGAATGACATCTTTGGTAATATTTTTGAATGGATTAAACATGATTGGAAAAGCAATAAAGTTCGCTTCATCTTCGAAGTATTGGCTTGGGCTATTTCTATTGGTTGTAGCATTACGATGGCCCTTACCGTACCTAATCCCCCTCTCTTGGTTCTTTATCCTATCTGGATTACTGGTTGTGCTATTTACGCTTGGGCTTCTTGGACTCGTCGATCGTTTGGAATGTTGGCTAACTACATCCTCCTCACGGCGATCGACACCATCGGTTTAATTAGAATGCTATGAATATCTTTTACCTTCACAATGATCAACGCAAGTGTGCCGAAATGCATGTCGACAAGCACTGCGTTAAAATGATTCTAGAATATGCCCAACTACTCTCTACTGCTCATCGTATTCTTGACGGTGTTCCTACTGTGGTTCTATCTGACTCAGGACGAAAGAAAACAGTTTATCGCTTGTCTGATCATCGTGATAGTATATTGTATAGTGCTACTCACGCTAATCATCCGTCTGCTATTTGGGCAAGAGGCGGAGTGCAAAACTATATGTGGCTTGCAGAAATGCTCGAATGCTTATGTTCAGAGTACACCTATCGATACGAAAAAGTGCACAAAGTTGAAGCTACAGGTTTGATGCAAACTCTTAAGAATAACTTTCCAAACAATATACCTGAAAAGTCTTTCACTGAACCAACTCCAGCTATGCCGGAAGACTATAAGGTTCCAGGTAATTCTATCCAATCATACAAAAATTACTACAATGGCGAAAAGTCTCGTATGTTCAAATGGAAGAAACGTCCTACTCCAGAATGGATCACCTATGAATCTCAAGCAGCTTGATGAATCATTAACAAACTTTGAAAACTGGTTCACCGGTCTACCTAGATTTAGGTTGATCGGTGTTCTTTTTCTTGCATGTTTGATTGTCCAACTCGTCATTCGTAATATATAATAGTAAGTCAACTCATAGAATTAATTATGCCAACATACTCTTTTCGTAATAAAACAACTGGTGAAATATTTGATCGTATCATGAGAATTGACGATCGTACTACGTTTCTTGCTGAGAATCCAGACATAGAACAGGTTCACCTTTCAGCACCACAGGTAAACGCCGATCCATTTGGTGGTAACCAGCATAGGCGTGGTTTTAGGGAAGTACTCAATAAAATCCACAGTAAAACTGCGGGAAGCATATTGAATAAGACTACGGAGATTTGATGGCTAAGAGATCAACTGTTACACAGCCAATTGACCAAGTGTTAGAAGATAAAGTAACACCACTAAAAACAAAAACAGTGAGTAACCATCTAAGATTAAGAATAGACGACCTAAAAACATTTCAACCGTTAACGGATAACCAAAGAAAATTCTTTGAAGCATACAAAACAGGAGACTATTTCATCGCTTTACACGGTGTCGCTGGGACAGGAAAAACTTTCTGTGCTCTGTATAAAGCCATTGAGGAAGTACTTGACAAATCGAACCCGTTCAACAAAATTATCGTTGTTCGATCAGCTGTGCAATCAAGGGAAATTGGACATCTTCCAGGTGACGTTAATGAAAAGATGGAAATCTACCAGCAACCTTACCGGCAAATCTGCGACACATTGTTTGGTAGACGAGATGCATGGGATCGATTAGAGGAACAACATCACATAGAATTCATTAGTACTTCGTTCATTCGAGGTATGTCATTTGACGATGCAATCATCATCGTTGATGAAATGCAAAACATGACATTCGAAGAAATCGATACAGTTATGACACGAGTAGGTTATCGCTCAAAGATTATTTGGTGTGGTGACTATCGACAAACAGACTTAAACAAAAGAAAGAACGACGTTACTGGTATTCTTAAATTCTTTGATATCGCGCATCACATGGGCGCATTTACTCGGATTGAATTTACTGCCGACGATATCGTAAGATCAAGTCTAGTTAAAGACTACATTCTTGCAAAGATAAAATACGAAGATAACGTAACTTAAGGAGATAACATGACTAATATTTTTGATAAAGTAATTAGTAACGACGATGACGTAAAAAAGTTTGTAGAAATGTTTAAAGATTACAAACCATATTGTATAGAACAATCTACAAAAGTATCTAAAACATCTTTAATGCCAAATAGAATAGCTATTGGTTTTAATAAAAAATCAATGACTAAACAAGAAGTAATAGCTATGGCCAAAGCTCTGGGAATTCCAGACATTCACCAAGCCACTTACTTTTACAATCAATATGATACTTGTTCATCTATTGGTTTTGGCTTAGAAAAAAATGAAAGTAACTCTAACTATAGAATGTATTTTGAAAAAGAATTATCGGACTTGCAAAAAGACGAACTTAAAGCTAAACACATACGTGAAGTACCTACTATTGAAGGCTTAAAGTGGTACTCTGATCAAGCGACAAGTCACTTTGATACTACAATATATTATTCTCAGCTCTATAATGAAACTCAAGAAGATAGAGATAACTTAATTAATAAAGCTAAATTTAGTTTTATTCCAAAGATATTTTCTCTAGATAAAACGCCAGACATTATGACCAATTATTTTGCAGTAACGAGAGGTCTTGTTGAAAGAAATGCGTTTTATATTCGTATGGATTGCCCTATTTCTGAGTTAACAAACGACATACTTACGTTTACAGAATGCGATCTTAAACAAGAGTTACAAGCATTTGCAGATGCAAATGTTAATATGTCTGCAATATCTGGATCTTCTTATAGTCATAACCGAGAGTCTGAGTCTTTGACAATTTACTTTATACATCATGACAATAACCCAACTCCACCAAATGTTCCAACACCTTCACCATGATATCTCTAAACTGGTTCGCGTCGATTCTCCCGAGGGTCGACGTTACACCACGCCAGAAGGTAAATCCTATCCTTCCGTCACGGCCGTCTCAGGACTCCACGGAAAACAAGCAATCCTCGAATGGCGAAAGCGAGTTGGAGAAGAAGAAGCAAATCGCGTCTCAGCCCGAGCTTCAAGAAGAGGTACTTCTATACACTCGTTATGCGAAGATTATCTCAGGAACAAAGAAGTCTCGCCTGATATGTTCGATCTAGAGGCTTTCTCTTCTATCAAACATGAATTAAATAAGATAAATAACATACACTGCCTCGAAACTCAGTTGTATTCAGACTTCCTAAAGGTTGCTGGTACAGTAGATTGTGTGGCAGAATATGATGGACGAATCTCGGTCATTGACTTTAAGACTTCAGCAAGGCTTAAATCTCGCGATGACATTCATAGCTACTTCATGCAGACTGCTGCTTATGCAGTTATGTTCGAAGAAAGAACTAGTATTCCTGTAAGTAGACTCGTCATTTTGATGTCTGTGGATGGACAAAAGAATGCGTCTGTCTTCATTGAAAAACGAGACGATTGGATAGATCGTTTCATCAAACTTAGAGAGGAATACAGAAGATGGAAAAACTATTAAAGGTTCTACTTCTGACCTTCGCATTTTGTCTTCCGGCATATGCTCAGGTGCAAGTTATTAATATGCAAGTAAAATGTGCTCCAACAGAAGAGCTCATTCCTCACGTACGCGATGCGTGGAAAGAAGAAGTCACCATGACTGGTACTCTTCCCGGCGATGATAACATTGTAGTTTCAGTGTGGATGGGAAAAGAAAGATCCGTTACAATAGTACATACATTCAAACATAATGGTATGTCATGTATTGTATCAGGAATTGAAAATTT